TAATAGCAGATTGCACAAAATTTTCTTCCCCAACGCACCAATCTTTGTGCAATATGTCAATAGACACAAAATATAGTACCCACACCCCTTAGGGTAGGGGAGTGGGCACAGAATGCAGTGTATTTAGTTGGTGCTTGCCGGGTACACGTTGGTGGCCTGGTTGTTGCTGCCAGTGGTGACAAGCAAATTGTTACTACCTACGGTAGACACATTGCACCATTGGCAATAGGACGCATCCCCTGCGACATTGATGCTACCCGTTTGCGTGTTGCGTGTATTGCAAACAGCAATTCGTGCACCACCTGTTACAGAGATGAAATACGTAGAAGGGCCGTCGAGTATCGCATTTGTCAACACCACGTCGGTTGCGTTGTTGAGCGAGATGAAGTCATACGTACTAGTGGCAGACGAACCGGCCACACCCGTGATCGTCAAACGGCAATAGTCTGTTACGAGAATACCCCGATATGCGGCCCCAACTCCTACGCAACCAATATCGGTAATCTGTGCGTCCTCCTTAGCACCGGACCCCACCAGATACACGAGGTTGTCAATCAGGTGATCGGCAAAAATACGGTTGATGTAAACGTGTCGACTGAAACCTGTTCCGTGCGTGTAGTAGATAACGTTATTCCACGGCCCGACGCAGAGCCAATCTTCAAACCATCTGTCGCCGGACTGGCCGTTTCCGGTGGTGTCGGACAGGACAATCGCTTTAGAGATGCCTTCCGAGAAATTGTTTACAACGATATGCTGTAATTTAAGGCCCGTGTTGCCCTCGTTGTTAAACTTGTTGAATACGGTGACATTAACCGAACCGTTAGTGCTGTAGTCGAAATTCTTAATAAGCATACCATTGTTGTTAGCGAAATCTACTGCCGTTGTGAACCCGTGTACGCTGCAATCTTCCAGAGTGAAGAACCGCGCCCACTGCACTTTAAAGGCCACTCTCGCGGCAGTTGCGGGATTTTTAAGGCCTACTGTGACGCCCTTGAAAGTCACATTTTCAAGGGTGCCGCCATAGTCAACGTCACTGTCTTGCGTTCCCACGATAGAAAACGCAGGGTTGACGGCATTGCTGAAAATGAAATAAGGAATCAGCACAGCACGGGGTCGGGATGTGGCGCCGATAACGGTTGTATCCCTCTTAACGGTGATTGTTTTAGTGCAATAATACTGGGCAGTCAAGATAATTGGTTTATTGACGGTGGCCGCATTAAAAGCTGCCTGTACTGCTGCTGTGTCATCCGTAGAGCCATCACCCTTTGCGCCGTACATTTCGGGGGTAGTGAACACCTCCAACCCGCCGGTAGATTTTTTCAGATCGTCGATGGCCTTTTTCCGAGCCGTTGTTTCCGCGTCAATAGCCGTCTGTAGCTGGGTGTCGGCGTTCTTTCGGGCCGTCTGCTCCGCGCCGATCGCCTTCTGCAGCTGTGTGTCGGCGTTCTCTCGGGCCGTCTGCTCCGCGCCGATCGCCTTCTGCAGCTGTGTGTCGGCGTTCTTTCGGGCCGTCTGCTCCGCGCCGATAGCCGTCTGCAGCTGTGTGTCGGCGTTCTCTCGGGCCGTTTTCTCGGCGCTTAAGCCCTCATTAAACGCTGTGATAAGGTAGTGCAGGACTTCATTTGTTGAGCTGCTAACGCAGTTAGAGCCGGGTACATAAGCATCACCGGCGACCATTGTTTTTGTGACACGCACCAACGCCCCATTGACCCAAACAAGATCGTTGATAGCTCTTGCAGCTGTCGCGGTGGAGCTGTGCCCCTCATCGGCGGGAGTAATGGCCTTTTTGACATCGGCCCAAAGTTCATCGAAATTGCCAATTTTGGTCCAGAACTCGGTGCGGTCCAGAGAAACACCGGACGGCACCGGCTTTACGGAAAGATAGGCGTTACCGCGGCTGTCTACAACAACGGTATTTGCCTCATACTGGTTGGTAATGTCCCACTGAATCGGGTTTGCGTACTTGATCGTGGCCAGGCTGACGAAGTTCGTCAGTTTGGTATTAAATTCGTTCAGCACCTCAATAATCCAATCAAGATTGAGATCATGGAAATTGGTGTATGGGGCTCTGTGAATAGGATTGATATTCATAAATCATGTCTCCTTAATATACCAGCAAACAAAAGTTTGCCCGGATGTCCGTAACAATTTTATGAACTGCATTCTCCATTGCAAGAGTCAACTCTTTGGCAATAAGGTCTTGAGGGTCTCGTCCTGCCCGGCCCTTCTCGGTTACGGTGTCTTTGTAGCCGTCGTGCAACTCCGAGGTGCTGTTATCGGTGGTGGTCTGATCGGTGGTGGTCGTGTCCGTGCCGCTGCTGGTAATGGTGTTTCCAGTTCCAAGGGCCGTTGTACTCTTTTCAGCGGTTTGCAATGCCCCGCTGTCAAACCCCGTGACGTCCCGAGTAGTGCTGTCGCTGCCGGTATTCTGGCCGGTGGTGGTCAGGTTAGGTGTCCTTGTAGTTGTTCCCTTCACGCCGTTTGTGCGGTTGATTGTGCCGCCGTTGGTTCCTGTGTGGTCGGTGGTTCTGGTTCGGTCATCGGATGCCAAAGCATCGTATTCAAGGCCTAGGGCCTCCGCGTACCGGGTCCAGCTCGGGAGCATGGTTTCAGAATAGACGCCCAGCGCCCTGCGCATAGTGGGGCCGTCCGCGTATAGCACTTCCAATTCCAGCGTATCAAACAGTAATTGATTGCAAACAGTTTCTTTAGATACACTGTCAGGGACTTTCAAGTCGTCGAACAGTTTCGGGTACCCTGCCAACAGGCCGTTAAAGCTCAATGTTGCGTGCATCGTTGTTTACCTCCTGCGCCCCAGTATCGGGCGGAAAACGCCAATCGACCCATAAAGTAGATTTGTCAATTCCAAAGAGCTTGTGGACCCGCTCACACCCATGTTGCAAGCTATCCAACCATAGCGACGCTTTGGCGGCTGTCTCAACGTTGTTAGAATTGATTTCGTCTGTCAACATTCGCTCTTTTTTGCTGGTATTGGTGTTTGGAATGCCTACTTCAGTATCGAACAGGGCTTTAATGGTTTTAAGGGCTGTCAACAGTTCGTTGGTGATAAAGTTCCCTTTAAGGTCTGTCGCAAAGTACATCCATGGGGCTTGCCCGGATGTCCCATTTTTGGGCGCTTTGAGCAAAGAGGAATCCACAAAAACGGCGGGATCGCCCTGCATGATCTGGTCGAACATCTTTTTAAAAGATTCTGCACCGGCCTTGTTACCAGAGGCGAACACATACGCCAACCGGCTGTTAATTAAATTGCTCTGGATGGTCTGGGCAGCAAGGGCCATCATATCCCCATAATAGGCCACAATATCCACCATGCCGCGGTAATCGGGCTGTAAATTGATGATCTCGCACTGTTTTCCGATTTGCAAATATGGCGACCCTTTAATAAAAGGGTTAGCAATGATGGAGTGTGTGGGATTATAGAAAATGTTAATGCCGGTCAGTCCCATTCGGTCATAAACGAGGCCGTAGCGGTCAGTATCGAACACCGTAACACCTCCGGAACCGAAGACAAGATATTGCAAGCGGTTACTGGGCCAAGTGTCGGGGAGCGTCCACCTGACCATCGACACGGCCTCAAGGAACAGATATTTGCGGAAATAATAGGATAAGCTGTTACCCTTGGTGTGCATCACGGAGGGAGTCACCGGCGACACATGAGCGTTGATTTGCTCATAGCTGTAGGGGGCGCTCATAACAGACGACCTCCTTTTGCCATTTTAAACAGTAACCACACCGGTAACTTACCGGTGGGCCACGGGCCGGGTCCCGGGCCGGGTCCCGGGCCGGGTCCCGGGCCTCCGCCGGAGTCCCATTCTACATCCCATGTGCCGACCTGATTCGGAACTCTGATAATGCTGGACGGGTCTCGCAGGTTTCCGGCGGCATCGGCGTACTCCCAATGCGTGTGGATGCCCGTTGCGTATCCAGTCTTCCCCTGTGTGCCAATAAACTGACCCTTTGTAATCGTGTCGCCAACATTCCAAATTTGCGAGGCAAAGTGTGCAGCTCGCCAGGTGGTGCCATCGGCCATTTGCACTTTGATCATATTGCCCCATGACTGGTTACCTGAGGTGCTTCCATTCCAGTGCTGCGCCACGACCACAACGCCCGCCTCGGGCGCGTACGCTTTATGATTACCGTGCACCGTGTCAATGCCCCGGTGGGGACTTCCGTCCGGGTACGCCGGATAACCGGCTGTCACTCTGATTGGCGACACGTCAGTAATACACTGTTTATATACTGCCATTGTTTATGCCTCCTACTCATAGAAAAAACCATTCTTCATATAACTTTTGACACTGTCGATTTCTTCTGCTGTCGCCGCTAGTGCGATGTCGGGATCGTCAACCATAATATACCCCGGAATACTGGATATTAGCACCCGCTGACATAAGGGTCTCCCATGGTCATCGTTGTTGTCGTCCACAAGAATTTTAAAGCGGGCGACCATATAAGGCACCGAATCAAAAGCGATTGTAGACCCTGTGGCACCCTTACTTGCAACATCCGCGTTGGTTGCTTGTGCAGCATTTAGAATACCGTTTCCGACGTCTGAAAAAGAACCCCCGGATAATGCTGCTTGGAGACCTCCGAACGCAGCAGCAACACCCGTTTGCAGCAGTCCGCCGCCCGATGGTATATCAAATGTAATATTTGAAAGTTGAACAGGTACCCCGAGTTTTGCGGTTGTCTCGTGTACTAGCTGCTTTGTATCGGTAAACATGCGCAAGATACTGTCGCCGGTAAAAAGGTCCGTCACATACTGGATAGATAATGTCGCGGCACCCCACAATTTGGAGGCATCAAGGGGAATTACGCCGAATGGTTGCAAGAAGATAGTATAGTCCGTGTATGGGGAGGCGTTACAATACCCTCCACGATTTGCCGCTTGCGGGTGCTTCGGAATAGCCACACTTACCGATTTTGTTAGATTGTTATTATCTTCTCCCAAAATCCAACACGGAATGTCTACTGACCACCAACCAACATCTACACTATTAACAAGCGGTAAATGTGCGGTGAGTTCGGCAATGCTAAATGGAAAGTAGTTACAACTTACGATATACTGATAAGGATTGAAAAGCACCTTTGTTAAACTGTCACTAATCTCTGTATTGTCAATACTAAGGTACGATACATCGGTTAGTAATTTGGCGGAGAGTTTTTTAGCGTTTCCAGGAGTCATTACTACATAAGTGACAGCTCCAATGGAGTTAGCGGCTTTGGCTATAAATCCAATAACAAAGAAACCTCCGCTGATCGTTTCAGCAAAACCACCTTGAAAAGCCTTTGTGACACTCTGAACGGTAGCTTTTGCCGGATAAAGGCTATCTGAAATTGTGCCATCATACTTAGCCGATGATCTAACCACATATTCGGTAGAATTGCCGATCTGATCTCTGTAACTTGCGAGCGTATCAACAGTCAGCGAGGCAGTCCAAAGCCCGTTGGCATATGTCCAGTTCTTTACCCAGTAATACCGGCTGAATGTTGGAAGATAGCAGTAATTGTACCCGGTGGGGTCGCTTTGTGTTGCGATCTTAATTTCGGGGTCGATGATGTTGCATGGGGCTTTAAGGTTAATTCCGAACCCCTGCCCACCGCTGGGCTGCTTTGTGCTGTTTGTGCGCTTTGCAAACTGATAAAAGGTAGCTTGCATTTTGCACCTCCTATAAAATAACCGGCGGGCAGATGCCCGCCGGTGCCGGTCAGGACTTCGAGGGGTCCGCGTCCTTGTGCGTGGTGGTTTTCAGGGTGGAGGCTCTGGCTGCTTTGCCCGTGCCGGGCGCAGTGACGTCTCCGGCGGTCATCAGGAACAAAACGGCGTTCTCGGTGAAATCGTCGTACCACGACCAACCGTAGTGATACCAGAAGTTCGTGTACAGGCCGCGGGCGTTCATGGGGGTCGGGACCACGCGGGACAGCTTAGGAGTGTATCCGATTGCATCCCAGTCCAGCAGGCATCCGAACACATTTGACAGCTGCACCGCAGCATTCGTGGATGCCACACCGGCGGTGCTGGTCACAACAGGCGTCGCAGAGATGGTTTCGCGCTCGTCGATGTTCTGCCAGAACGTGACCTGTTCGGCATCGCGGTATTTCAGCATGTTATCATGGAATACCTCGGGAATCACGCGGGCATCAATCTGACTCTGCGTACCGCTGTACAGGTAGAGGTGCTGGCGATCATAGGGGGTGTGGCGCATGATGTTGTATGTCGTGCTGCCGATCTTCCAGTTCTGGTGCCAGTTGATGGTGCGCTCTTTCATAAGGCGGGAAATGTCATTGATGCGGCCATAGGCGTACTTTGCGAATCCCGGGAAGTTCGCTTCCTTATACACATCCTGCACGGTCAGGCTCGTGCCCTGCTGGGCGTTGTACTCATCGAGCAGATAAATAACGCTGTGAGGGCTGGTCACCGTCATGCCGGTCAGATGATTGGCCATCAGGTTATTGGCCAGGTTCCGCCGGTCTGCCTCGATCTGGTTCGACAGATGCAGCACAAACGAGGACCAGAACTGCGCCAGTTCCTCGGGGCCTTTGAAGGCCGCTTCCATCTGGGTATCTGCCTGCGTGTACACACGACTGTAGTTGGTCTGGCCATAGTAGTTAGTCTGAAGGACTTTAGGCTTGTGGACTTCGTACATATCCACGCTCTGGCCTTCCTCCAGCGCCCACGCCTTGTCGGTGACGGGGTCAGTGTCGCAGAAATTGATCTTCCGCACATGGTTAGACCAGTCGTCAGTCGTGACCTGCAAGCGCTTCAGGGGGGCATCATAGGGACGGACGGCAAAGATGGTGCGGCCCAGCACTTGACTGATCGCCTTGGTGTAATTGTCGGGGCCGGTCAGCAGCGTGGCCTGCGCCACCGAAACGAAACTAGACGTATCCACGATGGGCGATGTCGGTTCCTGACCGGTGGCGATTTTGTTAATCTCCGTAAGAATTGCGGCAATGTCCGCAAAATCCATACCAAGAGGCATATTACTTCACTTCCTTTCCATAGGTAGGATCGATGATTCGGGCCGTCACAGTTGCGGCATCTGCCGCGGGCTGCGGCTGAATGCCAAGGCCCAGCGCGTTTGCCTGCAAAGTCTGGGTCATAGTCTGCATTGCCTGGGCGCTGGTCTGCTGGCCCTGCAAAATCTGCTGCAACAGGGTTTCAAGGCCATCATACTGCGGCACGGGCTGCGGCGTGGACTGCGGCACGGGCTGCGACACGGGCTGCGGCACGGGCTGCGACACGGGCTGCGGCACGGGCTGCGGCACGGGCCTCTCCATAGCTTCGATCTCTGCTTTGGTGTATCCGGCCATTGCGAGGGCCGCTTTTTCACTGATTTTCAACTTTAGTCGCCTCCATTACAACATAGTTGTCATGTGCCAAGCACTCAACAATTTTGTTTTTGTCTCCTTTGGAAAGAGGACCCACCGCGCAGCACTGCCGCGTGTGGGCAACATTTGCCCAGTCGCTATAGTAGTCGATGTTCAAACGAGTGCACAGGTCAGCCAGCAGAAACGCGCGCTCGTTTGTAATCGACTGGGCGAAAATGATATAGCACCCCATGTTCAATCCCCCTTTTTGAGGTCATCAAGGGCGATCCGCATTTCAGTAATAGCCGCGGTGTTTTCTTTAACAACAGTGTTACACTGGTACCACATTAGCAGAAAAGCAGCGATGGGGAAACCAACATTAGAAATAGCCTGAATCACAGTGTTTGCATCCATTCTGTACACCTCCATATAAATATAATGAAATCCCCGGTTCTTGCGCTGGCTGACGCTTGCCCGCCCCTTCTGGGGGCTGCCTGTGGGCACCGGGGATTAACTTTAATATATACTAACCGTATAAAAAAGTCAAGTACCACAATACTCGCGGAAAAATATTTCGTCTGAGTAGCGCTCAAACTCAATTTGTCGTTGCAGATACGCGGGCCAAATATACCCATACGCGGCCCTAAATCGTTTACGCTCATAATCGCCAGTGCCATACAGGGGCATCTCGCCCGACCTATGGCGGCAAACATAGTAAAGGGGTTTGCTCTTATGCTCATAGATGCAGCACCGCCCAATTTGAACAAGTGGGTAGTATTCCCGGAGGGGTCGGGATACTACAAGACTTTTCTCCTCGGTGCTGTATTGGTTTTCAATAGCAGACCTATAAAAGTCCGTTCCGGTCATGGACCTATAGAGGGCCGTATTGGCTTTCTCTTTTGCAATAGGGCTATCCACAAGATCAATCAAAAGGAGTCCTTTATCGGCCAACAGCTTGACGCGCTCTTTCTTGCCGATCATCTTTTCTACTGTGTCGGTGATTTCCCATTGCATGTAGTAAGGGTTAGCCATTCCTACAGCATTTGACATACATAATAACGTCAATGGCTTTTGCCCTTGCAGTTCGCGGTTGCGGTTGACCGTCTCATAAATGTTGGCAAGGCCCACGCCCTCGCCGCGCCGGTAATAGTCAGACTCTTCTTTCTGGTATTCGTCCAAGATAATTATATTGGTATGGGGGCTTGAAAAGCCGCGGGTCCGAGCAAGAGTAACAACACTGCCCACGACTCCGGCCATTTGGGCCGGTTTTATGGGTGCCCCTGTATCAGTGTAGGCCCCTGCATTGCCCACTTCATAGAGACCGGCAATTTTAGGCAACTTAAACGGAGCGTAATGCGTTTGCAAATCATCGTTCAACGGAGACCACGGCCACATACTGGGCGACGCACAAATAAGTTCCGCTTGCTGCGGCGTGCGGCGCAAATACAGAAATTCATCTCCGGTCTGGTGAACGTGCTTTAGCGCTCCATAGGTTTTGCCGGTACCGCGTCCGCCCCATATAAAAATAATTGGGGCACCGGTGGAAAGAATACCGTCTTTTTCGGAGAAGTTCGGCCATCCCTCATCGGTATATAGTTTAATCATGTTATTACCCCCACTGTTCGGCCATAGCCGCAATACCGGAAAATGTTTTGCTTCTTATTTTAGGGTCCCGCTCTCGTCGGCCTTGAAACCTTCTGTAATTTCCATGTGCATCTTTACATCCGCCGTTTACATACGGTTCATGTTTTTCGATAATTTTTGTCGGTTCAAGACACGGCAGGCCGCTCAACCACAAACAAGTTCGTTTGCTATAAGGGTGCCCGAATTGATATGGCTGTATGGCTTGTGTGTATTCTGGCAAACCAACAATCTTCATCGGAGTAGGATTCTCAATAGCAATTTTACTACATTTTGCGTTATAAAATCGCATAAAAAACGCTCTTGCCTCCATGGCTTTATTGTACCGCTCTTGTACAAGTTGACCATTAACCCGCATCCGCACAGCGCCCGCATTTGTCATATACGTGCAGGGCGGAAACGCAATAATTATATCCCATTCACCATTAACGCAGTGTTGCCGTCCGTCCATCGTGGTAAACTCGCAATCCCCATCAATCAGCGGCAACACATTGCCCAAAATGTGCCATTCAGGATGCCCGCCAGATGGCACCTGCATGTCGGCGCTGTACGCTTCATGCCCCCGCACTCTGAATGCTTTGCAAACTGCTTGCGATTCCTCACATGCTACTAAAATTTTCATTATATTACCTCCATAATCTTGTATCCAAGAATCTTTGCGTATTCGTCAGTAATGCCCAATGTGTACGTATTATCACAAATACACAGATTTCTTGTTATGCGCACCGTATGCCCGTCAACCACAAAATCGGGCACATTGGGCCGGTCATTATAAATAACCTGATTACCGGCGGCAAGACAAAACGTGAAACCGGGCTTAAAAGCCTCAAAGCCTCCCCATAATGACAGCTCTAGACCTCCCTTTAGCTTATTAACTCCGGCTACCGTGGTAGTAATAGGCCCTCCTTTTTTATAAGTAGTCGCGTACTTTTTGGCACCCCAGGTCATGAACTCCGCGTAGCTGCGCTCTTGCTCATAAACGCCCATATAATGAAAGGTTCCTTTAGGATCTGAAGCATAAGCTCCGTTATCTTTCGCGAGCTGCTTAACGGCTTTGTTAAACTCCGCTAAATCAATCTCGCCCATGTATTTGACGCTGTCGGTGTCGCAGTACACGCCATTTTTACCAGCGGCCCATTGCGCAATTTTAAGGCGCTTGCGAGTGTGGGCGGTCGTCCACACCCCCCATTGATAGGGTAGAAACAAGTGTGGGCAGTGCTCGTTATAACTGCCCTCCGGGTCGTCGGCGCACTCGCTCCAAAGATTGTCCGGGTCGCCCTCGTCGAAAAGTGTGTCTAACTGCAAGGGGTCTTGCGCTGTCATGCCGTAGTAGCTGTTTAAATCGCCCTTCGATTTAACATAATATAACTCTTGACCGGAAACCCCTTTAAGGGATGTCTTTCCGGTATAACTCTCTTTTACACAATCTGTCAAGGGCTTCGGCAGTTTGCCATAGTCGGACGTGTACAAGTCCAGAACATTAAGAGCGTCCCAATCATACTCCTTTGCAATGATGCGAAAATCTATATCGGTTATGGTGATCTCTAAATGTTCAGCAGACAGCAGACGCCCATTGTCGTTAATGTATCCTTCACAATGCCGAACCTTTGCAAGGGGGATATATGGGAACCCCCACCACTTGAAACGCTGGCGCAAACCTTTCACTTGCAAGCGCATCAAACACGCCTTGCCGTGCCTCATACATTGGATTAACCGCGCTACGGTGGCCGGTTCCTGCCTAAATGGCGTCATAGGAAAATAACATTCACATTGTACGGCAGGGTATGCACTCGACATATCCACGGAACCGACATTTTCCAAATGTAACCCCACATAATAGCGGTTGGCGTGCGTGTCACCACCTCGGAACGCTTCCCGCAGCATCTGGTAAAGGTCCCATGACGGCAAAAGGCGCTTGACCCGTTTAATGCCCCATTTATACATTGCTTCGCGTGCCATTCGTCGGACATAACCAGTACGCGTTAATGGTAGAGTGTACAGATCGTCGCCGTCTCGGTACATCTCTATCAACAAGCACTCTACAATACACCGAACATCGTTAACACAGTACGCCAGCTCTGTAGATGTTAAGGGCGTCCAGGGATACCGAACCTTTGTGTAATCAAGTGCCCCGGTCAATTTGGCATGAGGGGCACCAAGCTGTTTGCCCCAGGCATCAAGGGACAAATTACTGTGCCGCATACTGCATCGGTACTCAATCGCACGATTGTCGCATTTTAAGACCCTGCGCGGCTTGCTGGCGAACACATCACCCGGGCCAAAATCCAGTATACCCGACAAATATTGAAACTCGTGTGCGAGGTTGTGAACATACATGCAAAGATACCAGTTGCCTTGCGGGCCACTGTTGGCTTGTAGGTAATCACTGATCGCACTTGTAAAGTTCAGCCACTCATCCCACGACCTGCCAATAATGGTTATATCCAAGCCGAGTTGACACTGCCAAATATACATTATGGTATGGGGATTCCCGTCCGCATCAACACATACTCGGCTAGTCTCAATATCAAACGCACACGGCATATTCACATATAAACGCTTCTTGTTTGTTTTGCGTTTCTTGCCTTTTGTGTGTTTGCGGTCTAAATGCTCCATAAGCCACGGGACAGGGTTATAATTACAAGCCTCCGCCAAAACCTCCGCGCAGGTCGGCGGAACTGCTGCCTTCACTATAGTCCCATTCTTTGCCATAGTTGACCTCGCCTTGCTCCCACTTTACAAAATCGTCAATACTGACATTGTAGCCGCCTTTCTCGCGCCAGTACATAACCGGCTGATCAGACGGATAGTAATATACACCCGATGCTTTCACGATCTCCCACCATTCCGACAGAGCCGTGTACTGATCCTCGGGCACGTCGGCTACATCAATACCACCGACTTTCATTTTCTGCTTAAACTCCGCACGTGCACCGCCCACGGTGGAACCTTTAGAACGCACAAAACGCGCTACATCCGCAAGCGCCTGTTCCAATGCTTTGCGGTCTCCTTGCAGTGCCTTCAGGGTGGGGAAACCTCCGGCAAATTCTTTATAAACGTCGCTTGTGCCGCTGATGGGGTCTTTTGATAGGCGCTTAATACGCTTCTGCGCAATGTCACGCAGTCGGGTGTATTCTTTGCGCATCTGATTATCTGGCCAAGACTCCAAGGCATAGGGGGTGTACAACTCGGAGCTGTATTTGAGGGTTGCTCTTGCTTTAGCTGCGCCTACGGCCATTCTTCAAACGCTCCTTTCTATCCATAACCATATAATACCAGTCTAGAGGGTCCGCTTCAATGCCCAATCCGTTAAAAATAATTTTAGCCCATTCAGAATGGAAAAACTTAACATCATTGGCTGTGACTCCACTATATACAATGGCCATAGCGAGGTTAATCAAAGAATCGTCGCAGTTAAGCAAGGATGCTCTGTTATCTTTACTTTTCATGGGATCTCCTATAATAAATAAGGGTGGCCATAGGCCACCCACCGTCAAAACGGCAAATCCTCATCATCGGGCAACGGGACAAATTCCTCACTCGTCTCCCGCGTCGTCTTCGTCGTCTTCGTCGCTCTGGCCGGAAATAACCAATTCCGGATAACCCTTGTCGTTTTCCTCGACGGTCAAAACGACATTGCGCAGGGTAATCTTCCGCATCCAGTCGGAAACGGTCTCTTCGGGGTCGATCTTGACGGACACAGACGGCGCATCGTATTTGCCAGATTTCAGCCACATCTCACCGTCATCGATCTGGACTTCGTCCTCAAATTCGGGCAACTTAATGTAATTCATGTTTGATTTACGGGACTTGCTGGTGCTATTCTTGTTGTTGCGTTTCATCATGGTAGTTAGTTCCTTTCTGCCCTGTCTCATCAGTACCGGGCGGGCGGTCCCGGTAGACGGCCCGGAGGCCGTTTCGACTTATTTTTTATTATATAAGGAATACATGGCCCTCACCCCATCACGCACACGGGCCGCACCCTGATACATAAGATCGGCTGAAACGCAAGTCCCTTTAAAGCCCTCGAGGGCGCGTACTTGCTCGTTGCAATGGATGAGAGCTTGCAAATAACCGGCCAACCATGCACGGTCGTTTGTTGCTCTGGAGGCCTCCTTAGGGTCCTCATACTCGCACCACGTCAATTTGCCGTCCGGGTGAATCTCGATAATAAATTTACGCAGTTCCATTTGTAGAGTCTCCTTCCCGTGAACTCTTCAGAATCTTTGCAAGACTGACAAGCATCTTAATACTGTCGATGATGGCATGCTCGGTCAGTTGTTGAAGATTCTCCCCATCAAGAGTAATTTCATCATCGGTTACAGTGATTTTAATAATGACTTCTTTTTTCATTGGAGCACCCCCTTTCGTTTCTTTCATTGTCTATATTATACCATACACTAAATTGTATATGTTGCTATTTACATTGTAAAAATTGCTGTACTCCCCTACCCTAAGGGGTGTGGGTACTATATTTTGTGTCTATTGACA